ATTTATCAAAAAAGGACATACTATGGTTAATATAATGATTTCTGAAGAACAACTTGCTAGATTGGTAAACAAAATGAAACCAGTTAACGAAAGCAAAGATGGTAGTTATATGGCAAAACAACAATTGTTTACCATCGCCACTATGGCTCACGAAATGTGGCAAGCATTAGAAGAAGGAGAACAATTGGATGATTGGATGGAATCAAAAATTTCACAAGCAGACCAAAGTATTACTTCGGTAGTTAAGGCTTATTTCTATGATGAAATAACCGATGACCAAAAAGGAATGGGAATGTTGAATTACGATGATTTAGTAATAGGAAAATAAAAAACGATATATTATGAAACCCCTCCAAAAATATTTTAGTTTGTTGGGGACACTTCTTGGACTTTTTCTACCATTATTTTTAGGATTTATTGCTGGTTTTGATAAACCCTCATTTTCAAGTTATTATTTTACAGAAGCCAAACTATTTTTTATTGTTAGTTTGACCATAATCTCAATAAGTTTTATTACACTATCTAAAACTTGGTTCATCCCTTGTATTTCACTTCTCATACTAACGTATTTTAATTGTCACGATTTTAATGAGATACACCAATTTGCTGCTCACATATTTTTTGCCAGTTCAATTTATCTAATACTAAAAGATAAGAGATTTAGAAAGATAGGTTTTCTAATATTACTTGCAACCCCAATTGTATTTTTCTCAATTTACTATTTTGAACTAATCTCGGTTTTACTTATTTCAATTTTTCACTTATTTTATATGCGATTAATACTTAATACGAAATAACTATGAGATTACTTTTATTTTTATTTTTAATACCTACATTAATTTATTCTCAATTTATTGAGGTTAACTATAGATTACGACTAACAAATTCTTTTGGTATTTCTAGTGAAACTATAATCGCTTTTGATTCAACTACAAGTGATGGGGTTGACAATTGTTGCGACGCTCTTTACTTACCTAGTGGGTCGGGTGTTGGAATTTATACTAAAATAGATAATTCAAATTATGCTATAAATGCATACTCGAAATTAACTACAGATAGAAGTATCAGTTTATATACATTGGCAAATCCTGATACAGGAACATTTACATTAAATGTTGTTGACACCACAGGGTATGAAACTACAATTTTGAGTTTGTCAGATTCCAATTTTCCTGAACAATTATTTAATTTTCCATACACAACAGAAGGACCAATAACAGGACAAAGATTTACATTACATACTTCCGCACCTGTCAAAATTAGTGTGGTTAATGGATGTGATAGTGATAGTGGTGGTACCGTATATATTAATAATCCGAATTATCGTTGGGGTTTTGAATTATTCTATAATGGTGAGTTGATTGAATATGGTGACATTGGAGATTCCGTATTCACAAATTTACAAAGCGGTTCATATCAATACAAGTGGTATAATCAAATAGGTAACCAAACATTAAATTTTGAAATTTCAAATAACACATTTGATTATGAACTTATTTTACCCTATAATTATCTTTGGATTCAAGACCCTGGTGTTGTTCCTGAATTATTAATTACCGGTAATTACGACCAAATTATATGGGATTTTGGAGATGGTAGAGTGATTTATGATGATATAAACCCTGTTCATTACTATTCTGAAGTTGGACAATATATACTAAGTGTTACAGTAACATCTGGTAACTGTTCAAAAACAATTCAAGAGGTTATTACAATTGATAATGTTTTCGGATTTCCTAACATAAATATAAATAATAAAACCTATCCTTATTACTACGGTATTGACGGTAGGTTATTTAAAAGATGAAACCAACAGGCTTATTTTTAACTTGGATGGGACTTACAATATTACTTACATTTAGTATAATAGGGATAATATTGTTCATTCCAAACGGGTCAATGCCTTCTACTTGGATGCAAATAGGGTTAAAATTACTTGATAAAATTGAATCTGATAAAAAAATTATTTGATAGATTCACCAAAATTTTGTAAATTTGAAGTTGATTCTCCACAAGAACTAACAATAGAGAAATACGAAACTTTGAAAAACCAAATAGTTAAGTGATGCCACAACAAGATTTTGAAACTCATTTAAAACCCGCATACGAAACTTATCTGAAAGAACATAAGTCAGAACCTTTTATTTTATTGGATGAATGTGATTTGACATTTGAACAATTTTTAGATAAAATTAAAAGTGGGTATTCTTTTCCACATATATGGGGAGTTGATACAGAATTCGTATCTTTGTCTGACGAAGAACGACACAAACTTTGGTTCTCAAACAATTACGAAACAGGTATGGAATTCAATCCTGAAATAATACCTGATTATGATAATGAGTATTGGGAACCAACACCAACAAGAAAGATTAGAGTAACATACAACAATAAGACATTTGAATTTTACGAACCTTTAAATAAATAATAAAATGGGAAAAGTAATATTAGAGTTTGATTCGGTCGAGGAATCACAAGATGCAAGAGTGGCATTGGATGCTATGAAATGGAAAATGGCAATGTGGGACTTAGACCAAAAACTACGTAGCACAACTAAACATGCGGTTAGTATGCTTAAAAATGGTGAAGCGGGTGATGAAGAAATGGAAGTTGCGCATAAAATTCGTGATGAAATAAGAGAGATATTAAATGGTTACGGTTTAAATTTAGAAGATTAATTATGAGATACAGTATCTACCTAGATGACCTAAGAACACCAAAACCTGAAACAGGTGATTGGGTTGTTGTAAGAAACTACGATGAGTTCGTAGAGAAGATTACCGAAATCGGATTGGAAAACATTGAATTGATTTCCTTAGACCACGATTTAGGTGATTCAGCGATGAAGGAATGGCATACAAATGTCTATCACAACTACACTTTAAACTACGAAAACATCACCGAAAAAACTGGTATGGATTGTACCAAGTGGTTAGTTGAAAAATGGTTAGATGGGTCACCTGTTTGTAAGGTAATGGTTCATTCGGCAAATGCCGTGGGGTCTGCCAATATGATGGGTTACATTAACAATTATAAACACATTCACAGATTACCACAAGATTGTGTTAGATGGGTTGTACCACATACAATTGAAACAATAATTGATTAATATGAATAAAGAAATCAAAAAAGGAAATCTTAATTACGACCAATCAGGTAGAGCATATCCCGATAATCCACACATAAAAGAAAATTGGGATTGTATTTGGGAAAAGGATGGTAAACACTATAAGTTAGTTGGTGATGACGAACATAAGGAGTGGGAAGAAGTTAGACCATCCAACGAAACACTCTACTCAGAAATTGAATATCTTATTATTATGTGGAGTAATGATGGAACTAAAACTGCGGGTTCTTTAACAAGAGATATAATGAAATTAATAGAAAGTTATGAATAAAGAACAACAAGAATTATTGGATGATGCTTATAATAGATATCGGGCTACGATAATCAAAGAATTTTATGAAGATACAAAGGAACTACGTAAATGGGCTACGGTAGAAGGTCCTGGCGGTCATACAAAAGAAGAATTCATCGACAAATGTAAAACCGATACAGAGTTTTCTGAAACATGGGGACTAAAGATTGAAGAACGAGAGTTGACGTGGGATGAAAGTAACGAATATTATAATAATCATCAATCACTTAAAGTTCCTTATTTAGGATTAAAAGTACCAACCAAACTAATCACAATAACATACAACGATAAAACAATAGAAAGTTATGAATAATTTAGAACTACTATACATCATACCTCTTTCAGTAATTATATTGTTTTTTATGATTGTAGTTGGAGTTACACTAATATCAATGGTTATTGGAGATATTGGAATTGGTGAAACAATGTTAAAAATATTAATTGGAAAACAAAACAATAGAAAGTTATGAGTAATAAATTAGATAAACAATACACGGCCCTACTCCAAGACATTCTTGATAATGGGGTAGAAAAGAAAGACAGAACATTAACTGGTACCTTGAGTGTATTCGGTAGACAAATCCGTCATAAAATGAGTGAAGGGTTTCCACTACTTACAACCAAGAAGATGGCGTTTAAAACTATGGTGACTGAATTACTATGGTTTTTAAGTGGAGATACCAATATCAAATATCTTGTTGATAATGATTGTCATATTTGGGATGGTGATGCTTATAAGAATTATAAGAGTAAAATAAACCTACAAAATAATTGGGAAATTACTTTGAGGGTTGGGGGTGTTGATACTATTGGTCAACAAGAGTTACTATCACAAGAAGAATTTATCAACAAAATTAAAACAGATGATGAGTTTGCTAAGAAGTGGGGTGAATTGGGAAAAATTTATGGTTGGCAGTGGCGAAGTTGGTTAAATTTGAAGTGGGAAGCAACGGACAAAGCAGACCCATCTCATCCTGATAGACCAATGTTAAAATGGAAACTTGAGGGCATAGACCAAATCGCAAACCTAATCAACAAACTTAAAACAAATCCAGACTCAAGACGATTAATGGTTAATGCTTGGAATGTAGGTGAATTAGACCAAATGGTACTTCCTCCTTGTCATTATGGATTTCAAGTTTATACAAGAGAGTTGAAAACTCAAGAAAGAATGGATTGGTTAAACAAAAAGAACAACACTGACCAAAGATACAGAAATGTAACAATGGATGAATTGAATGTTCCAACCAGAGCAATCTCACTGATGTGGAATCAAAGAAGTTGTGATTTTCCACTCGGAATTCCAATGAATATAGCATCATATGCATTATTACTAATGATGATTGCTGATGAAGTAAATATGGTACCTGATGAACTAATTGGTAATTTAGGTGATTGTCATATATACTTAAACCAAGTGGATGGCGTTAAAGAGCAGATTGGAAGAGAATTAACTCACATAGAAAGAATAGAAAAATTATTCGAAACAAACAAAGACGCAAAATCATTATTATCACAAGAAGAACCAGAGGTTATTAGTTCATTACTTTTGGATGAATTAAAAATCCCAACCCGAACAAGAGAACCATATCCATTACCAACAGTACACGTTAGAGATGGTATCTTCTGTTCCTCAGTTAATGATGTGATTTTAGAAAACTATCAATCTCATCCAAAAATCTATTTTCCACTTTCTAATTAATTTTTTAGGACTACCCTTTAACTTTTTATTTTTTACAGATATTTATATTAAAAGGTAGTCCTATGATTGGTATATATAGAATTAAAAATTTAATTAATGGTAAATGTTACTACGGGTCATCTAAAAATATTGAAAAAAGATGGTCTGTGCATAAAAGGGAGTTAAATAATAATACCCATATAAATTGTATATTACAAAGGGCATGGGACAAGTATGGTGAAAATAACTTTATATTTGAGATTATTGAGGAGTGCGATACAAATGTTCTTTTTGAAACCGAACAAAAATATTTGGATTTACAACCCGAATATAATATTGGTGTTAAATCAAGTGGTGGGGACAACCTTACAAGAAACCCCAATAAAGACGGAATTGTTAAAAAAATGTCCGAATCAGTCAAACGAAGATACGACTTAATGACCGATGAGGAAAAAAAAGAAAAACATTCTCACCCTATGGAATTAAACCCAAATTGGAAAGGTGGAACAAGTTTCAAATATTGTGAGTGTGGAAATAAGATATCACCGATTAATGATACTTGTATAAAGTGTCGTGATAAGAGTGGTGAGAAAAATCCATTTTTTGGTAAACAACACTCCGAGGAAACAAAAAAGAAAATAAGTGAAAAAAGATTAGGTAAGTATAGTGGAGAACAAAACATCCCAATAATAATAGACGATGTTGAATACAGGTCAGCGGGAGAAGCGTCAAAGATACTCAATATTCCAATGGTTACCGTAAGATGGAGAGTTATTAGTAAAAACAAAAAGTTTGACAATTACAGATATAAAGATTAATTTTAAACCTATGGAAAGACAAATAGATTTTAGAAAAACAATTACTGACATCTGTATAAAACTACCGGCAATACCATACGATAATGGTGACATATCAGATATTGGAAATGAAATAGGACTTGCAGTTGGGTATCATATTGAAAATATGACTCAAGAAGAAATTAATGATTTAATCTCAGGAATAAGACACGGTATAAGTTTAACAAACGGAACACATTAAATTATGAAAACAGAAGAAGAAATATTAAAAAAATATGATGAGATGTTAAAACATACTGAACACGTAATGCGTAATATAGAAAATGAGCCGGACTTAACAAATCACCAAATTGAAGTAATGATTTGTGAGCAAAACGCTCAACATCAGATGAATGCTTTAATGCGTTGGGTATTGAATATTAAACAATAATGTAATATATTTGTTTTATGGCAAAATTAGAAACACAATACGAAAACTACTTGAAAGAAGTTCCAACCTCAAATCATACATTTGATGAATGGTTAACAGAAGTTTGGGAACCTGATATGGAAGAATTATTGGATTGGGATGTAACTTTACAAGACGGATTAGATGATATTGAATAATGAGTATAACAAAAATAAACCTAGATAAAGAAAACCGAATGTTACGGATTGGTTTTGGAAAACACTATGGAACTTGGTTTTTCAGAATTGACTTGTGGTTTTTCGGAATAAGATTAAGTTAATTATGAAATTACAAGAATTATTGACAGAAATTCTCACATCAGGAGAATTTTCAAAACCAAAAGACAAATTTGGAATTATTAATGAAACAATTTACGGAGAAGAATTAGAACAATTCAAAGACCGAATTTTGCAAACAGAAGAGTTTGCCGACTGCGAAGAATTGATTATAATGAAACATCCCGTTAATCAAAACGAACTCGGAGAAGTAATCAATCCAAAGATGTACAAAGTAAGTAGTGAGGATAAACATACCTTCAAAGGAAAGTGTTATTTGTTATCATTAGCACTTACACCTGAAATGTATGACCCCAAGAAATTACACGAACCTGTATTAGAGGGTGCTTCTATCACACCAGTACTTTATAACCCACAAACTTTTGAACCAAAAAAGAAAATTGTGTTAGAGTTTTCCCCTGAATTGGCACAAGACCAACGAATATATGATTTGGATAATCCATCTATGATTGAAGATGCTGAAAAAAACGGAGAAACAATTTTAAGAAAACAATTACACGAAAAACTTGATAGGATTTTTGATAATCCTGAAAATTACCAAGTCAAAGGTGAAAAAGGAATGTTTGTTAGAGGTCTTTTTGAAGAAGTTGTGAGCAAAAATACAAATTACAAAATGGACCTTGTAGGACTTCAAACAGAAAAACAAACTCACGCCACGGTTTATTTCTTCGAAACAGACGAAAAAAACTCAAAAGAAGGTAAAGTATCTTTGGTATTAAGAACTATTCCAATTCCAATCGAACTTCGTGATAAATTTGTGGAAGAACTTGGACCAAAATCGGTTAATGTTACAAGAGAAGAAATAGAAGATTTCTTAAAAAGAAATGAAAAAAGAATTAACCAAGATATATATAAATAATCAACCTAAGCAAACTCAGAAATGAAAAACAACTTGGAAGATAGATTATCAAAATATAAATTCAGAATGGAATTATTGCGGACTAGTATCGGTGTGGTAGTATTAATCATTCAATTAATCATACTAAACCATTTACTTGGTCAATAAACATTAAAATCACCTTTATGGATTCGATTCCCCTTTATAGTTACATTGCAAATTTTTCACCAAACCCGATAGGGATAACACTTTACGACAACGACAATCAAGAGATTGGTCAATTTTTAGGAATAGACATCATTGATGGATACGTTTATGTTCACGATGGAACCGAGTTACAATCAAAGGACATGAAAGAGTGTTTCGTATTGGAAGGAGCATAAATATCTAAGTAAAGTGAAACCCAAGATATTTATGTAATAAATATGGGTTACACACACTTAGATAAATTGTTAAACGTTGTATTAAAACTCAAATACGATTGGATATCAAAAATTGATGTTCCATATCATTATGAAACAACACACGGAGATGTGTATTATGTTCATATCTATGTAAATGACGATATATTGAAAATATTAGATGACCCAAAACTCTTTCCCAAAAATCAATATAAAATTCCTTTAGATGAGTTTGAAAAGAAAACAAAAACAAAATTCAAAACTTTAAAAAAAGAAATAGATGACTTATTTCGTTCTCAGATAATGTCTGGTCAAGTGGACCAAGATATTTGGTTTTTCATTCCGACGCATTTAAGATAATTTGGAATACTAATTGATATCTATGAAAAAAATTATTCTTATGAAAACTATATTCTATTTCCTGCTAGTCATTTTTATGACATCTTGTTCGTTCTATAAAGTAACAGGACAATCACCATACCAATATACATCTGTGTCAGAACAAGTAATTGTTAATGACTTTTATGATGAACCATTCGATGTTCAAAATGTTTATATAAATTACACACCAACATTTTCATTTGTAGACTATTACTCTTGGTATTGGTGGAGACCAAACAGAAGATTTTATTATTGGATGTATCCGACAACTAATTATTGGGGTTGGAACTCTTGGAACGGATGGAACGGATGGAATTATTATAATAGTTGGGGATGGAATAGTTGGAATAACTATGGGTATTATCCGTATTATTTGAATAATTGGTCTTATTATAACAACTTATATCACCCCTACACTTACAATCCCTATTTTTATCATCCTAACCAAGGGTTTAATAACTTTAATCCTGGTTGTCATAGTCCTTTCTATAAACAAAATACTCAGAGTTGGAAAAAGAGTTTGAATCAACCACAGGTAAACTTACAAAAAATTGCTAACAACAAAACAAACTATTCTTCAATAAAACCACAACCTGTTAGAACCTTATCAGATAACTCTCCAAGAAGAAACGATAACTTTTCTCAAAAAAGTTATGAAAGACCAAAACAGGATATAAGAATATATAACGAACAAAGATATAATACACCGAGTCGTAATACAGAAACAAGAACTTATACCAAACCTGAACCTGTGAGGTATGAGTCAAAACCTACAAGAACTGAATATAGACAGGAAAATAGAACTATCAAGACTCCAAGATACGAAACACAAAGGAATAATTATCAACCTAAAACAAGAGTTGAGAGTCCAAGATATGACTACCGACCAAGTAACCGACCTTCATATAATCAAAGTCCGAGAATCAGTTCTCCGTCATCACGACCATCAAGGTCAACATACCAACCAAGAACAAATTATGGTGTAAAAGGAGGTAGATAATATATTTATTAATATGGGAAGTTTAGAAATACATTTATTATCACCAAAGACAGTCATAATGATTTCAAAATTGGTGTATCAGCAAGAACTAAGTGCCACATTTGATTTAGATGATTTAAATAAGGCGATAAAGAAAATAGGAATTAGGACTGAATTAAATTTGGATGTAAGTTTTATTTATGAAGTAATACAACTTAATGCTGATAAATTTAACGACAACACAATAACGGTGGAAAATATTATTTTACCTGAATTGAAACAAATTGAGGTTGATTATTATCAAACATATTCTGAAGTTGTTCACAGTTATTATAAGGTCAATTTTGAATCCTTTTCAAAACAAAAAAGAATAGTGAATAATTTTTTTAGATACGATGGTGATGATACTGTAGATATAAATTATATTGAACCATACGATAAAGATTACGGTGATTCTGAATTTATAGATAGTGGAATTAATGACATCACTTAATACTTTACAATCGAATTATGTTTCATAAGATTAATAAAATTATGAAACTAAACAAAAAAATAAAACTTAACTTATAATGAATCCCTCTATTTGAGGGATTTTTTTTGCCCGTAAATAAACAAATAAACAATAAAAACAAAAAATGGAAGACATTCTAATCTACAACGAATTAATTCAGAAATTGAGATTTTTCTTTCTGAAAAGGGGATATGTTGAAGTCCCAACACAATCAAACTTATCAATTTTAGCGGCTTGTGAAAATCCACAATCTATTGTCAAATATGTTTTTGACGGACAAGAATGGCCTATGATTCAAACAGGTCAAATGGTGCTTGAAGAAGTACTACTTAAAAATCCTGATTGGGAGGGTGTATTTTGTATTACAACATCTTATAGAGATGAAAAGGACCCAATTCCCGGAAGACACAATAAAGTGTTCCCTATGTTCGAATTTGAATCTAAAGGTGGTTTTGAAGAATTAAAACAAGTAGAAAAAGAGTTACTTGAATACTTAGGTTTCAGAACACCACTTGAAGTTACTTACGAAGATATGTGTAGAAAATATAGTACAGACATTGTTGAAGCAGAACACGAAACAAAAATGTGGAGTAATTTGGGAACATCAGTTTCATTACAGAAGTTCCCTAAAAGAACATCACCTTTTTTCAATATGAAATCTGAAGATGGTGAAACATTTGAGAAGATTGATGTGATTCTTTTTGGTATGGAAACAATCGGAAGTGCGGTTAGAAGTTCAGACCCTACTATGATGAGAAAAATGTTTTATGAAATCTCTGATGGGGAATATGCCGGTAAACTATTTGAACTATTCGGTAAAGAAAGAGTTGAAAAAGAATTGGAAGAATTTTTATCTAACAAGTTCTTTGACAGGTTCGGTGCTGGTATTGGTATGACAAGATTGATGAGAGCATATCAATTATTGAAACAGTAAGTGATATTATAACTAATCCGAATATTTATAGTAATAAACTTAATATGTTTAAATTACTTTGGTTATTCGGATTAATTTTACTTTTCTTCATTTTTTTATTATTAAACCACAAGTTAAATAAAAAAATCGATGAATGTAAATCAATTTTAGAACCCACCAAAAAAGATAAAATCAAGTTAATTTTATATTTAAGTTTAGACAAGTTATTAGGTTTCGTTCTACTTCTTTACTTTATGGTGGTAATTTTGAGTATGGTTGGACTTATGGCGTTATTAACGATTGCATTATTTAATTAAAAATGGAAAACAGAAATTTAAAAAAAATGGTTGAGACTGAAATGAAAAAAAGAGGTCTTATGGAACAAGAAATGATGGGTGAAACCTCACCGATTGTTGAAATGGTATCAAAATTAAGATTCTCGGTAGAACAGACACAAGTTTATCACTGGCAAAGTCAATCATTATCTGAACATAAGGCTCTGAATAGATACTACAATGGTATTCCTGATATCGTAGATGGTATCGTTGAATCTTATCAGGGTAAATACGGTATTCAAAAAGGATACAGGTTGTTTGAAGTGAGAGATTACTCAACACCCGAAGAAGTTATAAACTTTCTAAAACAATTGGATGCGGATGTCGAAATGTTACGTCAATCAATTAAAGAGACATATATTCAAAATCAAATTGACAACGTCTTACAACTTATTGAAACTACGGTTTACAAATTAGAAAACCTTAAATAACAAAAAACCCCTCCTAATAAGAGGGGTTTCGTTTTTATATATAGTTGTGATTAATAATCTAATTTAACCTCAAAATCATAGGTGTCAGAGAATCCCTCCTCACCATTCATATTCATTTCAATCGTCCAAGAAACTTCACCAGGTTCTGAAAAGTCAAGTTGAATATTACCATACGAACCTTCGTTAAGTTCCCAACCACCAAAGTTTTTCTCTAAAATATCATAACCGAAATCCTCAAAAGACGATGGAATATCAACAGATTCGCCCAATTCATTTTCACCATTTTCAATGTAACCACTATCTCCACCGCCATTAAACGACATAGAGATAATATCTCCTTGTAAATCATCTGAATCATTTTTTACATTAATTAATCTTTGAGCAAGTTCTTGTTTAACCTTACCTTCCTCAGCACTAAAATTGGATTCATAATAACTAACATCGTGTCCGAAAGTTAATGTCTTTTTCTCATAGTTAAATTCACACCAAATTGCCCCCCAAGACTCGTCATCCTGTTGATTAAATGGTTTAAAGAACTCACCCAGATTATCCTCCACAAATTCAAAAATTAAATCATAAAATTGGTCGTAATCGATATCTTTGTCTCCAGATTCAGTGTATATGTTACAAGCACTTCCTTGCCAGTCAGGTTCCAATCCACCACCTCGCTCAACTTCAAATCTTAAATTAATTTCAGGTCTAATTGGTTTATATGATTTTGCTAAAATTGCCGCTCTTTTAACAAGTTTTTTTTGTTCGTCTGATAAATTAAATTCCATAAAAATTTTATTATAAATATGTTAATCTTCTAAATTGATTTTCATTGTTTTCATCATCCAAATTGGTCTCTCGTTTTTTTCTAAAGCGACAATCCAATCTTTTGCCGATGGAATAAAGTTATTACAATCTTCTTTTACATGCTGCTCACCAATGTATCTTGTGTAAACAATCTTACCATCAGAGTTTGTAAAATGACTACCGAAAACTTTTTCACATTCAAAAATACCTTCACTATGGTGACGAAAAACTCTATGAATAGAATGTCCATACCACGCCTTTGTCTCATCAAACCATTCGTGGATTTTGATATAATCTTCAGGAGTTCCTCCAAATTGTTTTACAGATGACTTTGCATGAACTAATGGATGGGCCATAAAATGGTTTATTTGATGTGTAGTTCAAATATAAAAATTAAATATCGAAATATCAAACAAAAATTAGTATATTTATAATTGTTATGGCAAAAACTGAAAAGTCATTAAAGGCTGAGAAAATAATTGAAAAGTTAATCAATATGTCCAA